TCGGATAAGCCGCTTCTGGAGTCCCTGTCCTTGATGAGTTGGTATAACGCCTGCGCGACATAGGTACATAGTGTCAGACCAACGAGTAGAGGGGACAATACCACCAAAGCCAACGGCTTCACCATCTTGCGAGTAAACAACATGCCAATATCCTTGTGTAATTGGGTAAATTTTGTCGTAGGGAAGACACGCTTTTTGAAGCAATGCCAGTAACTGCACCACCTCTGGCTGACGAGTATCAACAGGGACGACACGGTATTTCATGAGCGTATGATGCCAACAAATTGTGACAAGAAAAATAAGTGTTGCATACTTAAAAATACCGTGATATAAACACAGTAATCCGGGCTTTCCGGTGCATCAAACAGTCCCGGCTGACGACATACCGATTGATGCGCCTAACTTGTATGTAAGGAAAAATCATGGCAAATACCACGTTTAACGGCCCAGTCCGTTCCGAAAATGGCTTTCAAGACATTTCTATCAACGCTACCACTGGCGCAGTTACAGTTGACGCTACGTTTGGCACAGCTACTAGCGTAACTACTTTGGCTGCTACAACTGTAACGGCTACAAATGTAACGGCTACAAATCTGGTTTTTACTGACCAGAATCACCCAACAACAGCCGCTATCAACGCAACGGCTACAGCCACCGCAGCAGAAGTTGCAACCGGCTACATCACATCTACTTCAGCCGCAGCTACAACTATCACTTTGCCTACAGGCACTTTGTTGGGCGCGGCCTTGGGCGCTACTGCCGGTACTACGCTGGACTTGTTTGTTGATAACACCGCTGGCGCAAACACCGTGACTATCGCTGTTGCAACTAATGGCATCTTGTCTGCCGCTGCAGCCGCTGGTTCTGGTGCTGGTGCTGGCCTGTTGACCGTGCCATCTGGCGTAACTGGCATTGGTTGCTTCCGCATCATGTTCTCTAGCGCTACTGCATACGTGTTCTCCCGTATCGCTTAATCAACCCAAGGGGCTTTGGCCCCTTTTTTAAAGGAGATTGATTATGATGCAAACAGACGTAAAAGCCGTTCATTTAGAAGCGACTGGCACTGCGGTTCCCTACCGCACCCGAGTGCGGGGCTATCAATTCTTGACTGGCGGCACTGCTGGTGACATTATTTTTCGCGATGGTGGTTCTGGCGGCCCCATAACTTTGCAATTTAATATTGCTGTTTCACCAACAAATCCGCTATCGTTTACGATTCCCGGAGAAGGCGTTTTGTTTAGTACAGATGTCCATATAACTTTGCCTGCCAACGCAAAAATCACGGTGTTCTATGGCTAAGAGCCCAGCATGGCAGAGGAAAGAGGGAAAGAGTCCAACTGGTGGCTTGAATGCCAAGGGACGCGCCTCCGCCAAAAAACAAGGTATGAATTTGAAACCTCCCCAGCCGGAAGGCGGCTCCCGCAAGGACGCTTTCTGTGCGAGGATGGGCGGCATGAAAAAGAAATTAACCAGCGAAAAGACGGCAAAAGATCCAGATTCACGGATCAATAAAGCGTTGAAAAAATGGAAATGCTAGATCTTAATACAGTTTGGTCGGCCACTCTAACACTGTTAGTGTCTGTTATGGCCTACATCGTGAATGAAAAGTTTCGCGAGTTGTCCCGTATTACGATCCTTTTAAACAAAACCCGTGAGGAGGTTGCCCGTGATAACGTTACTCAAGCAGAAGTGGATCGCATTACGAACCACATTGACCAACGCTTTAACAAGCTTGAAGCAAAGATTGACCAGCTTATTCAAGCGGGGCGATAATGCCAAGCAAGAGTAAAGCTCAACACAATTTCATGGCGGCGGTGGCTCATAACCCAGCGTTTGCTAAGAAAGCAGGCGTCCCACAGTCTGTGGGTAAAGATTTTAATGAGGCTGACAAAGGCCGTAAATTTGCAAAAGGTGGTGACACTATGGCTAAAAAAAGTTCTGAACTTGATGATGACGTTGCTACGGTAAAACGCGCTTTGTACAAACAACCCGGCGATGCAGCGCTTTACAGTCGTGAACGTGGACTTAGTCCCGGTATGGCGCGCCGCCGTCTTGATGACCGTGGCGTTGATGTTCGCGCTTTAGTGGCTAATGAGCAAAATCCAGATGATCTTGGTAACTTTAAAAAAGGTGGCAATGTGAAACACAAAGACGTAAAAATGGACAAGAAGATGATGCAAAAGGCTGTGAACAAACACGAAGGCCGTTTGCACAAAGGCGCGTCTATGACAAAGCTCAATATGGGCGGTATGGCTTATGCAAAAGGCGGCTATACAAAAGCAGCTGATGGTGTTGCTACTAAAGGCAAAACCAAAGGCACTCAAGTTGTAATGAAGCGCGGCGGCGGCGCTTGCTAAGGAGTTAACATGAAACTAAATATTAATGACTTTGAAAAAGCTGAAGAAATAGATCCTTTAGAAGCAATAAACTACTCTGATGAAGCCAGAGATATTGCAGAATCAGTTGGCACTGGCGCTAGGAATATGGACGTTCCTAAAGCTGCTCCCAAAGCTATGCCCAAAACCATGCCTAAAGCAGCTGCAAAACAAACTGCCCGTGATACGGGTAGCGATATGGCTCGCATGATGAATCGCGCTAAAGCTGTTCCTGCTCCAGTTGATGAAACTAAACTTTCTGCAAGTGAGCGCACAAAACGAAGCATTGAAAAGAACCTTTCAGGCGCTAGAAGTGGCAGTGGTCCAACTGATAGGCGTTCTGTTACTGATCGTATTAAGGCATCTTTTGGCATGAAATCTGGCGGCATGACTGCATCAAGTCGTGGTGATGGCATTGCCCAGCGTGGTAAAACGCGCGGAAAGATGTGTTAAATCATGATGGGAAGCCGTGGAATGGGCGCTATGCGCGCCAGCAAAATGCCCAAAGGTGTACGCAAGGCGCGTAGGGATGACACCGACTTTACTGAGTACGCCAAAGGCGGAGAAGTGTGGGAAAAGCCACGGCCTAAAAATCTTGGCCCATCCAAGCCAATGAGCTCTGCCAAGAAGTCTAAAGCTAAAGCAATGGCCAAAGCCGCTGGACGTCCTTATCCTAACCTTGTTGATAACATGAGAGCTGCCAAGAAATGACCACTACAGGAACCACAGCCTTTAACATGGAGTTCACCGAGCTCGCGGAAGAGGCGTGGGAGAGAGCTGGCCGAGAGATGCGTACTGGTTATGACCTACGCACAGCTCGCCGTTCTCTTAACCTGATGACAATTGAGTGGGCTAATCGCGGTATCAATATGTGGACGATTGAGACAGGGACAATTACTCTGACTCCGGGACTGGCCACATATGCTTTGCCTTTAGATACGATTGACTTGCTGGATCATGTGATCAGGACGCAAGCCAACAACTCTTCAACTCAGGCAGACTTGAGTATTACGCGCATTAGCGTTTCTACTTATGCAACGATCCCTAACAAATTGGTTCAAGGCAGGCCGATCCAAGTCTGGATTCAGCGTCTTTCTGGTGAAACTAATCCCACTGACATTGTACTTAGTGGCAACATCACATCGACCGACACATCAATCACGCTTAGTTCGGTGGTTGGACTAGCTGGGTCTGGATACATTCGTTTAGGCACTGAAGATATTTACTACACTTATATCAGTGGTAATGTGCTGGGCGGCGTGTTCCGTGGTCAGAACAACACTACAGCTGCAGCACAGACAGATGGAACTGCGGTGTTTGTGCCCCAGTTGCCCGCTGTAACAGTGTGGCCAACGCCTGACAACTCACAGCAATACCAGTTTGTGTACTACAGAATGCGCCGCATCCAAGACGCTGGCGCTGGTGTACAGACATCCGATATGAATTTCCGCTTCCTGCCATGCGTAGTGGCCGGACTAGCCTACTACATAGCCATGAAGGTGCCTGAACTGCAAGGCCGTCTGGATATGCTTAAGCGGGTCTATGACGAACAATATACTTTGGCGGCTCAAGAAGATCGCGAGAAGGCTACATTGAGGTTGGTGCCTCGTATAGCGTTCATTGGTGGTGGTACTTAATGGCAACACCGTTTGCATCCGGTAAATATGCTATTGCCGAATGTGATCGGTGTGGCCAGCGTTACAAGTTAAAGCAGTTAAAGATGGAGGTCATCAAGACCAAGCTTTATCAGCTAAAGGTTTGTGAAGCTTGCTGGGATCCAGATCAGCCGCAATTGCAGCTGGGTATGTATCCTGTTTATGATCCGCAGGCTTTGTATCAGCCACGACCAGACACAACGTATGTGACGGCGGGCTTGAATGCGGCAGGTAATTTGACTGGTGGTTCACGGGACATCCAGTGGGGTTGGAATCCAGTCGGTGGAGCTAGTGGTTTTGATGAATATTTAACACCTAACTACTTGGTTGCAACGGCATTTGTTGGTACAGTAACGATAACAGTTTCATAGGAGCTAAACATGGCATACACACGATCAGCAGACGGAGTCGCTAAAAAGGGTAAGACTGATGTTCACATCTTCCCTAACAGCGGCCATTCTGTCAAAGAAACAAAGGGCGGAACAGGTAAGGGTAAGGGTAAAACCAACTCTGACATGAAGACTATGGGTCGTAATTTGGCAAAGATTGCCGCACAGAAGCGAGGCTAACATGGCTAAATACAGCAAGATAATGATGGGTAAAGAAGTTGGCGATGCCAAAGTCTACGCTCCTCCGCACACAATGAAGGGCGAGAAAGTCGCTGCTAAAGAGAATCCCGGCTCTGGTAAGAACATGAGCCGTGCTGATACTGTAGAGATGACTGTTGGTAACATCAACAAATCATCTGGTGGTGAGCCTAAGACGTCCGGCATTAAGATGCGCGGCACTGGCGCGGCCACCAAAGGTTTAATGTCTCGCGGCCCAATGGCTTAAATTATGGCACTAACATACGCTCAACTTGTAGCTGCGGTAACTGATTACACGCAGAACACGTTTGACACGACTACGATCAATACAATGATCAAGCAGGCGGAGCAACGCATCTATAACACGGTGCAGATTGCCAACTTGCGTAAGAATGTCACGGGCGTTTTGTCAACCGGCAATAAGTACTT